TACATAAATTTTTTCAGCATCCTTCGACACCCCTCCAGGTTTTTTGGGGTTCTTATCTTTTTTCAGAAGAAATCTTCCATTCCATGAGAATTTATCCTTCTTCAGAAATCCATTTATTTTGTCGTTAAAACTCATTTTATGGATGCTTTTAGTTATTTATCTTGAAGTTTTGATATGGAATGGATCTTAAGTCCTCTACTTCTCTTGGATAAACAAGATGCAAACTACCAACTACCTCATTCCAAGTGTAGTTTCTAGGTTGAAATCCCCAATGATAGTTGTAACCTCTGAATCCCCATTGAAATATCTCTGCACAAGCAATTAGAGGAAATTGATCATATTCAATTCTTGGTGTCTTGGGAGCATAGATGAAAGTATAGTATCTACCAGCATCAGGAATTATTTCAGTTTCAGTAAGAACTTCTGTGATTCCTAACATCAAATCATCAACATCTCTGACTCCAGCAAGATCATCAATTAGATTTGCGGTTCTTTGGTTGTCGCTTTTTAGATACTCTTCTTGTTCTTTGTCCATAAGACTTGATACCTAAATCATCCTCTGTGAGAACTTTAAATTCAATACTATTATCTTTACAGAATTCAGCAGCATACTTCCATTTTGCTTGATTTACAGCATATGTCTTCACTTCATTGATGTAGGTTTTAGTCACCCTGCTTGGTTTCTTTGGTTCAACAGTCTGCCTCTTTGGTTTAATTTCAACCACATATCTTTTCACTTCACCATTTGAGTGCCTTATCTTCACAAATCCATCAGGATAATACCTGTGAACTCTATTATCCACTGGGGACACATATGGTATACTGAACTCTTCAGAGGCATACTCAAGAATATTATCATTTCTATCACACCATTGGAGAAATTTCAACTCCCAACTACTTCTATAGATGATGTTGTTGGAATCCCCTAGATATTTTTGAGGATTTTGTGGATGAAATCTGCCCTGATGGTATTTTGAGTCACGAGGCATCTATATAGTATATCACACACCATATATTTAGATGGGCAAGAAGAAAAAGAAGGGTGGCTATTTTAAAGCAGTTGTAGATGCTGCAAAAAGACAAAAACTTCTCCATCTCTCACAGACAAATATTTTCCAAGCAAAAATTAACCTACCACGAAAGGTTAAAAAATACTTGAGGAAAGAGGAGGAAATGACCGACTTGAAACTGGGAAATCTTTCTCTTCTATGTTCCAGCGCAAGTCTGCCTGGATCATCTCTTGCGACTCATGATGTAACAACTGATTATCAGGGTGTATCAGAGAAGATACCTTATAGAAGAATTTTTGATCAACAATTATCACTTGAATTTTATGTTGATTATGATTATGATGTGATAAGAACTCTTGATGGGTGGATGGATTATATTGGTGGATTATATAAAGGAGATAATGATGATGCATATTTCTCTCCATATGCTGGATTCAGACAGGAATATCCAAACAATTATAGAACAGACATTTTTGTATCAAAGTTTGAGAAGAATATGGGTGGATTTCATAAAGATACTTTGCAAAAAGCAGAAAGGAAAACAGCATTAGTTTATAGATTTATAAACGCTTTTCCAATTCAATTTAATGCTATTCCAGTGTCTTATGGAACTGCAGATGTTATGAGATGTACAGTTGCATTTTCTTTCACTAGATACATCAAAGAATACAAGGAAAAAGTCCCCAAGAACTAGGATAAATAAACTGAATGAAATTATTATTAGGATATTATGCCTTTACCAAAGATTTCTACCCCAACATATGAGTTGGTTTTGCCTTCATTAAAAAAGAACATTAAGTATAGACCATTTCTTGTAAGGGAAGAGAAACTGCTTGTTCTTGCAATGGAATCAGAGGATAGCACAGAAATCACAAATGCAATCACTGCTGTTATCAAGAACTGTATCATCACCAGGGGTATTAAAGTTGATCAATTGCCCACATTTGATATTGAGTATCTCTTCCTGAATATCAGAGCAAGATCAGTTGGTGAAACTGTAGAGATTAACATCATTGCACCTGATGATGGGGAAACATATATCCCTGTGACTGTTGACCTGGAGGACATTGAAGTTATTGAAAAGGAAGGTCACAATAAGACAATTGAACTTGATGATTCCCTCAAACTTGATATGAAGTATCCATCAATGGATCAGTTCATTAAGAACAACTTTGACTTATCTGATTCATCAATGGACAAATCATTTGAGATCATTGCTACTTGTGTAGATAAAATCTATAATGATGAAGAAGTTTGGTCATGTAAGGATGTTTCATCCAAAGAGATTGTAGAATTCCTTGAAGGCATGAATTCTAAACAATTTAAAGAGATTGAAAGGTTCTTTGAGACAATGCCTAAACTGTCTCACACAATGACTGTTACAAACCCAGAGACTGGTGTTGAAAGTGAAGTTGTATTGGAAGGACTGCAAAGTTTTTTCGCATAAGCATGTCCCACATGGACATGCTGTCCTATTATAAGTTAAATTTTGCCCTCATACAGTACCATAAATATTCAATAACTGAAATTGAAAATCTTATTCCTTGGGAAAGGGATGTGTATGTGACTTTACTTGAAGAACACCTCAAAGAAGAGGAAGAAAAACGTAAAATGGCAGAACAAGCACGTGGCTAGGAATCCCAAACAGTTAAGAAAGACATATGAGGTAAAGTTAGGAAAAGACCTTACTTCAAAACTTTCTGACGATCAACTGGGATTAGTATCAAAATACTACAATTCATTATCTGATAAAGAGAGTTCTGATATTGATAGTCTTATCCTCAAGGGATTTAACAATACTGAACTTCATGAGATGGCTAGATCCATGGTTCAGGAAAATGAAGAACCAGAATCAGAATCAGCATCAGAGAAGTTTGTAAATCAAGTAGAGAAGGATGCAGAGACTTTAGGTGAGGAAATACCTCCTGAACTAGATGATCTCCTCAAGGGAATTCGTGATGCAATGAAGACAGATGAAAAGAAATCATCTGCAATTGTCCCTTCTAATTATGTTGCTGATGAGAAGAAAGAAGAACAATTAGTTGATGAGGATATTGATCCAGTCATCTTGAAACTTCTTGGTTTGGATGATGTAATTGATATTGATTATGCTACCTATAAGACTCTTCTTCGTGAGAAGATGATGGAAGGTAGGATGTCTGAAACAAGGATGTCTTCAGAGGAAACAGAGTTATTAACAAATGAATTCAAGAGAATAAAGGGAAAGACTGGTAGATTTAAAGTAAAGAAAAAGACAGAAATAAAATTAGATGATACAGTGCCTGCACCTGAAGCAGATGTATCAAGTGAACCTGCGTCTGAAAGAATTGATTTTAATAAATTCTTACCTGGGACAGCAGAGAAGGTTGAAGAGCAACAGGTTCAAGAAGATAAGAAGAATGATGAACAAGAGAAAAGTATTTCTGGAATCAAGAAATTCATATCATTCCTAGAACCAGCACTTGAGAAGATTGAGAATAATTTAAAGAGTCTCCTGGACACTAGAAATAAAGAATTTGAATTAAAGAAGAAGCAAGACAAGATGCTTGCTAATCAGGAGAATACAGATAGGAAGAAAGCAAGAGAAGCAAAACTTGAAGAGAAATCAGAAAGATCTGGTGGTGGAAATTTATTAGACAAAGCATTGAAACCTGCTAAAGGTTTCTTTGATATGATTCTTGACTTCCTGAAGAATATGCTTCTAGGAAGTGCATTATTGAATTTGATGAATCTCATCAAAGACCCTGGATATGTTTTGAATCCAATCATCAGATTTGCTAATTCAGTGATTGGATTTATAAATGAAGCAATTGGATTCTTAAACAATATATTGAATTTTATCTATATGTTTACAATAGATCCATTGAATTCAATGATTGGTGGAATAAATTCAGCTGGTAATTTTATCTTTGGTCAACTCAATAATATTGCAGGTTTAGTGGGTGCAGATGATCTATTTAATTATGAAAATATAGAACCCATACCAAAACCAACAATTCCAACAATTCCACTCATTGATGAAATTGAGAGAAATCAAGATTATATTGACTCTCAAGCAGGGACAAGTGAACCAGTTGATATGAAAGACTTTTTGGCTGGTTCTGCTCCACCACAGGCAGAATCACCTGCTACAGAGGCACCTGCACCTGCTACACCTGCAATGCAAGGTGGTGGTCAAGTACAATCAGTAAGCCCAGTTAATAATTATTTTGGTGGTGGTGAAGTAAATAATGTATACACATCACCAAATTCAATGTACCCTCAAGCAGTAGAACCCCCTGCTCAAGTGTATAATGTAAATAATTTTGGATATAATCAGGGAGGAAAGATATCAGGTTCATCTGGTATGACCATCAAAGGGATGGGACCTGATACTCAACTTATAGCAGCACAACCTGGTGAAATTGTGATGAATAAAGGTGCTGTAAACATGTATGGTGCTGATACACTTCTCTCTATGAATAAGATGGGAGGAGGCACAAACAAACCAAGTATGGGTTATCCTGTGATGCCTATGTATGGTGGTGGATACATTTCTCCTGATGTATCAAATATTGGAAATGGTCTCATAAGCAAAGATGTCCTGGTAGGTGCAGGTATTGAACCAATCACTGGATATCAGGGTGGTGGTATGGTTGGAGTTTCTGGTGATGCTCCTTATGATGTAATTCTTCCACTTGATCATGTAAAACCAGAAAACATGTATAGTATTCCAGATACTCCTGGTGGAAATACATTTAAAAATGCTAGAGCAACTGGTGCTGATGGTAGAGAAAGAGACCATCAAGGGAAGGCAGCAGAATTGATTAAAAAAGATTTGATAGACAAAGGGTTGAGAGTAAAGATTGTAACACCTGAAGAACATGGTAACTATGAGGATTATGATAAGTATCTGACTGGTATGGCTAGCAAAGGTGTAAGAGTTGTTCCTCTTCACTTTGATGCTATAAGAAGTGCTGGTGGCACTGGATTCTTAACCAGAACAAGAGCAGGTGATAAGGATGATGCGTCCTTTGCTGCTCCTATTCAGCAAGTTCTTATAGACTTCCAAGCAGCAAACCCAGATCTGGGTAACATAAGTTCAGATACAATGGGTAATGCCACTATCAATAGAGCATCTGCTGCTCCTGCTGCATTGGTGGAACTTGGTGTTATGACTGACTGGGAACAAAAGTATGGATCAAACTTTACTCAAACAGATAAGTTTAAGGGTCTTGCTTCTAATGTAGCAAGTGCTATCTATGAGGGTGGTAATTTTCAACAAAAATCTCCACCAAAAACGACAGGTTCAAATCCTTATATGGAAGCTAATAATGAACTTGCAGTGCTTGAATCTCAAGTTAAAGATGCAAATGCATTAATGGAGAAAGAGGGAAATGTAGTTGAAAAAGTAATGATTAGTGGTGTTGGTAGTTATGTGAGAGGAACAGGTGTATTTGGTATGGGTAGAATGGACAAATACTATACAACATCAGGAGAACCCATCAGTCAAGATCAGTTTTTTGAACTAGTTGAGACAAAAAGATCAAGATTGAATATGGCTAAGACTACTGCAAAGCAGATGATGTCTTATTCAACTCCTTCAAGTACCTCTCAAGCAGCACAAGTACAACCCCAAGAAGCAGCAATTCCAAGTACTTCAACACCACTACAACAAACTGTTGATCCTTCATCACCTGCAGCATCTGCTAACATAGGACCAGTTGCTGATGGTGACTCATATGGTGAAATGCTTGAAAATCCCCAAATACCCAATGCTCAAACACAACCATCACAGCAAACTCAACCATCACAGCAAACTCAACCATCACAGCAAACTCAACCAGCAAAAATAGATCCCAAATCATATCTTGGTAAAGGATTTGATTTTGAGAAGGGATTTGGTAATGTTTTAAATAATAATGGAAAACCAGACATTGATATTAAAGTAAAAACACCACAAGGTCAGACAAAGAAGATTAGCACATCTGAATTGATGGCTAATTATGATTTTGAAAAAGGTTTTGGGAACTTAAATTTAAGTCCAGACAATATCAAACCATCTCCTAAATCAAGCAACATCACACCTCCTGGACAATCAACATCACCTTCAACAACTGTTGCAACTGCAAGTGCCCCAGCACAACAACAGCAACAACAGGCATCATCTGGTGCTACTGGAGCAAAGGCAACCTTGCCTAACTTCTCACCAGTCAATCCTATGGAAATGAACATTGCTGTGAAGTCAATCTATAACTTGGTAGAGTAATATGGCGATACCATTAGTATTAGGAGCAGCAAAACTATTAGGTGGAACAGCAGCAAGGTCTGCTGCAATGCAAGGTGCAAAGAAATTAGCAACAAATGCTGCAAAGAAAAAGGCAAAGAACTTTATTACTGGTAAGGGTAAGAAAAAGAAAGGTGCTCTTGTAAAGAAGGGAAGACTAGGAGAATCAGAGCAACAAAAAAGTGGAGCATTAGTTGCAACTACAAAACCATCTTCTGCACTGGTTCCTACAGATGTACCATCAACAACTGATATTACAAAAGCAGAAGTTGCAGAATCAAAGGATAAAGTAGATTATTCATCTCTTTCAGAGAGAATCAATAGTATTGTATCATTGACTGATTCTCTTGCTAAAGCAGCAAAAAATGACCTAAAACAAGAGAGGTCAAGGGATAAGAATTTAAGAGCAAACATTGAGAAAGAAAAGAAAGAAAAAAGAGAAGCAAAATTAGAATCAAAGGGATTCCTTGGGGCAATAGCAGGTGCTGCAACCAGTGCTGCTAAAAAGTTCAATATCTTGGACTTCTTCAAGTACATGCTGCTTGGATCTTTGGTATTGAACTTAATGAATTTGATTAATCAAATTCCAAAGATGTTCAATACATTGATGGAAAATCTGTATCTCATTTTCCATGGGATCAGAGCAGCTCTTGTCCTGTTGAGAGCAGTA